AAGCCACCCTTTTCGCGCCAAGCCGCCGCGCGGCCAAACATGCGGGTGCCGGTATTGATCGCATCCTTCAGATCCTCGCGGGTTTTGCGGACCATCAGGCCGCGCGCCGCCGGGCCGTAATCCTCGCTGTGGATCCAGAATTCGCCCAAGCTGGCGTAGGTCTTGCCTCCCCCACGCGCCCCCCCGTACACCACGATATCGGCGGGGCACTGGATGAACGCCAGCTGCGGCCCCGGCTGCGGGACGAAGCCGGCCTCGACGCGGAGGTTGGTCTGAATAGTCATTTTGCGTCGCCCGCCTTCGCGGGGGGCTTCGCCACCGCCTTCAACTCAATCACCTTCGGCTGAAATTTTTCCTGCCAGTCCTGCAGGCTCATCTGCTTGATCTCGGAGGGCTCGCGCAGCGGCCTGCGCATGGTGCCCTCGACCTCGGCGCGGTCGACCACGAAGCCGAGCAGCTTGGCCTTGGCCATCGTCGCCTGGACCATGGCGCCGGCCTGTTTTGAGCGGCGGCCCAAGCGGTAGGCGGAGTTCAATTCCTTCAGCAGATGGTCGAGGCTGACACCGATCCGCTTGCGCTGCTCGTCTTGCAGTTCCCTGATTCGCAGGGAAACCTCGTTCTCCTTGGACAGGCGGGAGGCGTTGCGGGTGTTGTCGGATTTCGCGGCGGTTTTATAGATCAGCCGGTAGGCTTCGGCGGGCGTCCGCCCGCTGGCTACCTCGATGCAGAATTTCTCGCGTCTGGGATCGTCAAGAACCGGCACATGTTCGCCCTCGGGCAGGGGAAAGGCCGCACCCTACGCGCGTTTTTGTCTTCCTTGCAGAGTGTTCCGCCCGTACACTTGAACCGCCAGAACAAGGAGCCTTGATGACGATCCCGCCGCCGCCCACCCAGCTGTGGATTCTGGTCATTGCGGCGTTGGTTGTGGTGCTGATGATCGACGTTGTCGTCTGGTACCTGGCGATCCCGGAAATGATGCTCCCTTAGTGCATCCACCAGTAGCTGACCACGCCGATCGCCACGAGGGTGACGAAGGCGATGGCGATGGCCAGCCAGAAGTCGGGATCGGGGCCGGGCGGCGTCCCGTTGGGGCTGGGGCGGCCGAGATCGTCAGTCCATTTCCGCCGCATCCCAGGGCTCTCCGTCGACCCAAATCTTGACCAGGAATTCCGGGCCGATCTGCACCACCACCTCGTGGGGCCCCATCTTCAGCGTCGACACGAACGGCTCGAGAATCGCCGCTTCCGGCAGATCCTCTTCCACATCATCAGACAATCGGCGCGGCATGGCCCGGTTCCTCGATCAGCGCTTCATTCAAAGCCGCCAGGAAATCGGCGTGCAGGCCGCTAATCAGCGTGGCGTCGTCATGGCCGTTGATGATGGTGCGCGCATCATATGGATTATCTTCCTCGTCGTTGAAGAACTGCCCCAGGCGCGCCCCGGTGAACCAGCCCTCGGCCATCCCCCTGAACATCACCCGCGCCGAGATCAGCGAATCGAGCGCGATTTCGGGGTGCTCGACCAGATCGCGGTCGTCAATCAGCCCGAGCGCGGCCGATGCGGTGCGGTAGTTGTCCTCCCAAGTCAGCTGGACGAATCCCCTGCCGACATACGGCCAGTATTCCTTGCCTTGGAGGTAGTCCTGGCTGCCATATTCGGTGGTCGGCCACATCCGGGTGGCGCATTCGTGATAGACGGTGGCCAGCATATAGGCCAACCAGCGGATATCGGTCATCGGCGTGCCGCCGGCCTGATATTCCCAGACCGCCAGGATGACCGACTGCCCGTCGACCTGCTGTTGGGTCAGCGCGCCGTCAAACAGCTTGTCGCGTACGGCATTGAAATAGACGTTGCGGTCAAATCTCATGCGCGGTGCTCCCTTCTCCGATGCGGCAATGGGCTGAACGGCCAGCCCTTTTCCTTGGCCTCGCGCCTGGCGATCAGGTGCGGGTCGGTGGCGCGCTGGTGGTCGTGCCAAGCCTTGGCCCGCTGACTGGCGGCCTGGCGCCGCTCCTCAGTCCACCAGTCGGCCATTGCCGCGCCGTGGCGCCGTTCATTCGCGGCCATCTTTCAGGCTAATCTGACCGCTGTTGTCGATGGTGCAGGCAACCGGCGCATAGCGCTCGATGCCGCCGGGATAGACGATGTTGACGCGGATCTTGACCGTCTGGCTGCCGTCGCTCTTGGGGATCACGCGGCCCGCCCAGGTGCCGATCCGTACCGGTCGGTAACGCTCGGCGCCCTCATAGACCGCCTCGATGCACTTGGCGATGACGATGTTGGCGTCGAACATCGCTTACCGCTTACCTTCCTTCTTCAGGTTGAATTGGCCGCCGTGCTTCTTGGCCTTTTTCTTGGGCGCGATCATGCCCGTGCCGGTGTCAGCGGCATTGAACTCCTCAGCCACGGCGGCCGGGACGCCCACCTTCTTGCGGAACTTTGGGTTGTGCGCAGCTGCGGCCATCAGTCTGGCTTGGGCCGGGGATTTGCTTGGCATTGCGGGGCTCCTCTATGACCTCGAACTCGGCGTCGATGATGGTGGGCCCCCGTTGAGGGGGCTGCTCCGCTGGACGGCCGCGCAATTCGAACTGCGGCATCGCCATGGCTCAGTCCTTTTCCAACAGCGAGACGCGGGCCAGGGTGATGCGCCGCTGCGCCACATCCTTGCCCATCCGGTAGCCGGCGCGCGGCGGCTCGTTGCCGCCCGGACCCTCGCCAAAGGAGCGCCAGATGCCGGCCCTGAGCGTCGTGGCGGTGGGCTTGAACGGGGCGTTCTTCGATGAAGCGATCGACGGCGTCTGCTCCCTGAGCCTACCGATCTTGATCTGGCTGAGCGCCTTGGCCTGGCGGTAGCGGTTGGTCATTTGTTGCTCCTCCGCTCCTTCATCAGCGCGTACTGGCTCTTGAGGCGACCGCCCTTCTTGGTGCTCGGCTTCTTGGTCGATGCGGTTTTGTCGCCGCCAAAGCGCTCATCGCTCGCCGTCTGCTTGCCGGTCTTGGTGCTCGGCGGATGCTGGACGGTACGCTGGAACGGCGGCGTCACCGAGGACGGCGACGAGGCCACCGGCAACGCCTCGCCCAGGCTCGACGGCGACTGTGCGACCGGTAGGAACGACCCCAGGCTCGACGGCGAGGTGGCGTTGAACTCGACCGGATTGGGCACGGATGTCGGCGTCTGCACGTTCAAATTCGGGTTGATCAACTCCGGCGGAATCGGCGGGGGCAACGGCGCCGGCCCTGGCCCGCGCGGTGCAACGCCCCCACCGCCGATGGCCCCGGTCGTGGCCGGCGGTCCCATCCCAGCCCCCATCCCAGCCCCCCATGGGCCGGCAACCGACATATCGGTGGGCGGGCCGGCGGGCGCGCCGGGGAATGCTGAAGAGGTGGTATAGCCGGCCGCTTCAGCGCGCGGATTGGGGTAGTTGTAGCGCATGCCGGCGCTGGAGCCAGGGCCACCCAACGGGGCGTTCTGCGGCCGGAACTGACCGCCTGTCATCGGCACGGAACCGGCCCCGCCATTGGGGGGAACACGGCCCAGAAGGGCGTCAAGAATCGATGCCATCAGGTGGTCTCCTTTTCACGTCGCTCCAGTGCCGCCTCCAGCGCCGCACAGCGGTGCTCTACGGCGTTCCTTTGCGCCAGAGCATCGGCTCGCAACTCGATGAGTTCGTCCCTTCGCTGCTCTGCGGCCCAAGCGCGCGCCTTCCAGGCGTCCCGGTCCTTTTCGGCCTCGTGAAGGCGGGCCTCGCACTGGCTCAACTCATGTAGAAAATCGCCCATGCTCACGCCCCCTGAGAGGGCCGCACCGGGCCATGATCGGGCTCGCCAACGGCTTCCTTGGTCAGCGCCCTAGCCTTGATCGCCAGGCCCACCGCCACCTGCTTGACCGACAGCTTTTCAGCGTCGTCGCGGGTGGTCCACCGCGCAACCAGAAGTTCTAGATCCTGTTCGAAGGTTTTCGGGCTGGCGCCAAACAAGCTATCGAGCCAGCCCATCAGGGATCAATCCTGGTGCAACCGGCGGTAAACCGCCTCGACTGAATTGGGCCGCAAATGCGCCGTGGCCTGCGGCACCAGCTTCAAACCGCCGTTGCCGAGGTTTGCCCGCGCCATCGTTAACTGGTTATGAAGATTGCGGTTTTCCGCCGTCAGCCGGTCAATCATCGCCGTCGACCGCTCGATCAACGCAGCGTCCTCGGCCAGTTCTTCCTCGTAGCCGTCGATCGCCTCCGCCTGGCTGTCGATCTCGTTGTGGGCCTCCGCCAACTCCATCGCGAGACTGGCGCGCTCGACCAGCAAATCCTTGATCCCCTTCATCAAAACCTCAACCATCCCCCGCTCGAAAACAGGGTTGGTCAGCTGCTCAAGCCGGTGCTCCACCTGGCCCAACGTGGCGCCAAAAATCTCCATCAGGCTGTCGCCACGCTCGCTCACAGCGCCCTCTCGATCTCGATGATCAAGGCCGCACAAGTCCTGCACCGCTCCTTCAATTTGCTCCTGAGATCAAGCACTTGGCCTATTTCCGCTTCGAGCCTGTCAAGCGGCATCGCCGCCGCTGAAGCCGGGCCATTGACGCGCTCGACACGCCGTTCCACAGCAGCAGCCTCCGTAG